TTAAGCAATAGCACTAGTGATAACTATATTAGTTCAACAACTTATCAATCCTTCCACCAGCTTTCTACCGATGGATGTTTTGGTGGGTTATTCGATCCCCATCCAGCAAGCGGTTCTGGCGGTGGTGGCGTTTGGGCCGTAGGTTTCAAGGTAAATCCAGCGAATGGTTCTATTGGATCCTTCAATAGAACACAACTTTATTCCCATAGTTATGGTTCCACTTTTAGCACCTGCCATCACGGCGCTATCGGGATGATGGTGACTAATCACGGCCATCATAAAAGCCCAAATTACAGTTCTACACACAAAGGCACTGTTTATGGTGCCAGATTCAATAGCAGCGCTCAAATTGCCAACTACGGATCAGGTAATCCCCAACCAGATGCTTGGCCTCATTCCAACGGCGGCGTTGTAGGTGGTGCAAGCTCTGTAAATTCCAATTTTTATGGTCGGCGATCATCGTATAACCAGTCGACCAGTCGGTACTATCACTACAATATGTACTACGACGGTTATAGTAGCTTTTACACACAGGAATATTCGGATATTAGCTCATCTACTTCGACAAACTACTGCTGGCCTTGCGCTAAACAGAGCAAAGCCGATCTATCCCCTGGAGGAATGATTGCTTACTACAACAGCAGTAGCCAGCAAAGATTCTCCTGTATTTATGGGCAATCAGCATCTAGGGGTTCTGAATCTAGCCTTGGCGGAGCGTATTGGACCAGCCAGTCTCCAGGCTTCCATTTGTCCAACGGGTCTTACCTGTTCTTTATCTCTGGAGGCTACTTAGTTGCCGACAGTAGTGGTAATCTATCTGAATTAAACTATGTTCCAACGGGTCTTGGTGCCCTCAACCTGATAAGTAATACCGAAAGAAATCAGAATTATTGTATCCCGACTAAGGACGCCGACTGTTGGATTGTTCCGTTTGGTAGCGGTATTGGACTAGCTAAGATTTATATCGATGTTAATGATAACTACAAAATGACCATTCAGGATATCTTTTCCACGGTTATGACTTTCGGTTCAACGAACGTTCCAACTTCCGGCTCTTGCATCAGCTTGTGCGGATCTAACGATGAATATTTTGTATTCTCTCAGGTAAGGCAAAACGGCACGGTAGTTGTCCGTACTTTTAACAATCCATTTGCTAGCTAAATTATGAACATCACTGAACTTAGAGCCGAAAGAAATCAAAGGCTAGGTGCTACTGATTATCTTCTATTGCAGGACGTTTTTAGCAGATACTCCGAAGGCACAAGAACTCAGATTCTTGAATATCGTCAAGAACTTCGCGACCTTCCAGCGAGTTACTTAGATCAAGAACTTATTGAGGTAGTGGACTGGCCCTTGAGCCCAGTACTTCCAACTTAATATTAAAAGAGTTTCTTATACTTGTAAAAGAGCGTCGTCTTGTCGTGGAACCTTTACTACCTCTTAGTCTTGTTCTAGGCATTTCAGGTGGCGCTCTTTCTGCAATAGTCACTCTTGGCCGGAAGTTTGAAGCGATTGATCAAAAGCAGCAATCACACGTTGCACTTATCGAAAATCGAATGGACACCATCGAACTTCGTCTTGCTCAAGAATACGTAGATAAGGCTGATCTTCAAAACATCCTAGAAAGATTGGATGCAAGAATCGACAGAATGGATTATAAGCTTGATCAAATTTTAATTGGTTACAATAAGACAGCTCCTCCGCAATTATAAAAGTGGGCTTTATCGAATCTCCAATTTTTTGGGTTATTCTCACGGCCATCTCCGAGATCTTGGCGCTTATCCCAAATCAAAAAGTTCAATCTAATTCCCTGTTCCAGCTTGCTGTTTCTGCACTGAACACGTTGCTGCAGAACAAAAAGGGAAAGTAAATTTGCCGCCTGACGGTCAGCTGCTCTGGTCTGAATCAATCGATCCTTTCCAAAGACTCCGCCGTTACTTCCAAGCAAAAGCGTTTTATAAAACACTAAAAGCCAAGCTTGATCAAGAAGAGCGGCGCTGGAGGGAAGCGCAGCAGCAACCTGAACCAAGTACTGAATACCTTGAGCATCCGCCAGACGGCACTAGGGCTCAGCGCCTGTTAGGAGGCATGCTTCAAATTCGCAGTAGATTTTTCAGGAGAGATGACAATCTTCGGTCAAGGTAAATTAACCGACTTTTTCCGTTACTACGACCCTTCTAACAAGAGTCATGTCAACGCCATACTCAAACTGCAAGAGGACATAGAGGAAACAGATCCCAGCCTGTTAACCGACAGTGCGATATGGGTTCAACTCTATAGAACACCGGCTGAGACAGTACAAAAGACGGGCAAGATAGATAATAGTTGGAGTGGGATAACAAACGCTGCTGTAAAGGCAGGTGCGAGGTTTCCTGAACTTCTTGCCGCTCAATGGGCTTTAGAAAGTGGTTTCGGTAAATACCCTTCAGCACCTTTTAACTATTGGGGTGTAAAAGGTTCTGGCCGACGTCCAGAGCTTTATTGCACAAGGAAAGACACCAAAGAATATATTGACGGTGAATGGGTAACGATTCGAGCTTGGTTCAAAAACTTCAGCAGCATTCAGGAATCTGCAGATTACGTAGTCCAACGTTGGTACAAGGACTTTAAGGAATTCAAGGGTATAAATCGTGCTGGAGATAGGGAAGCAGCAGCTCAACTGCTGGTGAAAGAGGGTTATGCAACAGACCCAACCTACGCAGATAAGTTAATCAAGCTTATGGATCAGTACGCACCGCCTATTACTAAGAATAAATTTAAGCCTAATCTCAAATTAAACGTTCCTTTCTTTTCACAGCTGGATAGTGAGACTGAACAAGGCCATCGCATGTGCTTTTCAAGCTCCTGTGCTATGGCTCTTAACTATCTACTTCCGGGTGTATTGATTGGTCATAAAGATGATGACTATCTCAGCAGAGTACAGGAATACGGCGACACTACCGATCCCTTCGCGCAGGTATGTGCTTTAGAGAGTTACGGCGTAGAAGCGTCTTTTAGACGGGATCTTAATTTGTCTGATATAGAAGCACAGCTTCGTGATGGTATTCCTATCCCTATTGGAATCCTCCATAAAGGGCCTAGTTCCGCTCCTGTTGGGAACGGGCATTGGATTGTTGTTGTCGGAATGGATGAAGACTATTTGATCGTTTGTGATCCTTTCGGGGAGATGGATACGGTGAGGGGTATCTACCGAAATAACACAAACGGCAAAAATTTGAAATATCCCTATGAGCATATTCTTAAGCGCTGGCTTATTGAAGGTGACTCTTCCGGCTGGGGAATCATTATTAGTTAATTATCAAAATGCCTAAATCATTCAGCGGCGTAGACTTTATTGGTGGAAGACCTAAGCGAACTCGTATCGGTAATGGACGTAGAGTTCGCTCTCAGAAAGCTTCAGGTAGAACTAAAAGATCTGGCGGTCGAAAGATCTATCGAGGGCAAGGTAAACGCTAGGTCTCGGTATTAAACCGTTTCCAACCTGTAGCCAAGGCATAGATCTCAGGATTGGCCTCTAATGGTGCCATTTCTGAGAAACCACGTTTCCAACCATGGTCCTTCATAACCCTTTCTACTTCGTCCCTGATTTCATTTAGATCCTCAAGAGTTCCGGTAAAGCGGAATCGTACGTACTTAACTTTCTCACCCATGGCGAACAATACCGTTGCCGTAAATTTCTTTGTGCAGCTCGATTGCGGTCTCTAGGCTTCGCTTTGCCTTGATCAAATCATCCAGTTGCTTATCAGGTTCTCCCTTGTATTTAAAAGGGTAACGCTGAATATATTTTACTGAGTTGATTGTAACGAATTTGAGCAACCCATCAGCCCCGTACATACTTTTCGCCACGTCATATGGCGATACACCTTGTTTGTAATGCTCAGGATTTTGGATTTTATCTACAGCGGTTTCCTCCTCGCATTCGTAGATAATTTTGTCGTATTCCCTGACGATTGATTCTTCATAAGAAGAGGGAGGGTCAACCTCGATGTCTCGACGGTCGTCTCTCCCATGGATCTGATTAAACATTTGAATGCCAATTATGACACTCAAATGTACCTTAGTTTAGAAAGAAATAAGATTAGCTTTTTCTCTCGTAGTTAATACCTCTGTAGCAGAGGGACACCTTCTGAGCAGATTGAATTCGCTCTTCGCGAACAACTTTGCGACGAATTAGTTCGAGCACGTTCATGGATCGCTCCATCAGAGAACTCACCCCCGTTGCATGGTGAGTGCGGACTGCAGCCTTGCGGCTCAACGTACATTCATTTTAGTACTAAAAATAAACTTTGCTTTCTTCCAGGCCCTACCCCTAAACTCAAATCTGAGTTCTGTTGAGGATAAAGCTCAGGATAGAGACACGTTGGAATCCATTGGTACGACTGTGGTGGGCAACTGCCTTCTAAGCAGTCGGTCGATGGTTCGAATCCATCAGGGGGCGTTTTCAAAACCATTGCAGCGCAGTGGATCTGAGGCATCACGCTTCGGATCCCTACTTGGCCGCTCCAAAAGGGTGAGATTACGCATACTGAATAGGACACGGCTCTATAACTGAGATCTCCTGCAGCAGAACCAGTCTCAACCTAATCTGGACAAATGCTCAATGGATAAAGATTTGGATAGAGAGCAACGCGTGCAAAACGTGTCCTCAGCTGTCGCCGACCTGAAGAGGTTGGGTGTCGACTTCTTTCCCCGACTGACTTCTCAAAGCCCCAACTACTACATCCGCAGCCAATGTTCTTGGCAGGATGGGGCAAAGTACAAGAGTACTGGTTTATCCTCCAAAGACCCTTCGTCGCTGCAGAAGGTGGTCGACCTGTGCATGGCGCTGCACAAGGATCCGACCCTTCTGGACCGCCAGAAGCAAAAGCCACAGAAGAGCGCTTTTTCAGCCTGGGGTGCGCTGTGCATGAGGCTTGAGCAGCACCTCACCGAAAACCTCCGAGTCAACGTCGCAGGCCATACGGATTACAAAAGACACTTGCGAGAGCTGAGCGAACTCACAGGTCCGGTTACTGCCGCAAAAGTCCAAGCCTGGGCCGAAGCAGACCCAAAAGATTCAAGGCACCGTTTCCGCAAGCTCACGACGATGCGGTCTCTCATCAGCATTGGGGTTGAAGTCGATTCGTTGTGGTGGACAACGCTCCAGGGCGAATCCCACTTCAACGGCTTCCGCGCAATAAACCCGCGTGACATTCCGAACGACGAGATGATCCAGGGGTTTGTCGATTCGATAAGCAATCCCCAGTGGCAGCAGCTATTTGGATTGATCGCTGTGTTCGGGCTTCGCAGCAGTGAACCCTTCTGCCTTGAGTCACATACGGACAGCGACGGCTGGATTGAGATCTCCGAGCGTTCCAAGACTGGCTACCGGGTCGTCATGCCTCGCAGAAAGGACTGGTTAGATCGTTGGAATCTTTGGGAATTAGATCTGCCAGAAGGTGACCCCGAACGGACACCAAGAGAGAAAGGATCGAGAACGTGCCGTTACTTCAATAGACACTCAGAAGGCGCGACCTGGAGAAAACCCACTGCATATTCTCTGCGCCATGCATACGCCGCTCGAATTTATACATCGCGTGAGTTCGACCACCTAATGCCGCACACCACAGCGCGGTACATGGGCCACTCCGAGAAAATCCACCGCGAGTACTACCAACGGTGGATCGACAAGAAGGAACTTAAGGAAAAGGCGAAGCGCGAAGCCAAAGGGAATTAGATACCCGGTCCAGGGTCTTGGCGATTTCCGACAATCTGTACTGCTCGTTGGTAGTAGTAGGAATCTGTCTTACCGGATTTCTCCAAGGCCTCTTTAATTCTCAGCCAGTTCTCGTAAGTAGTTTGGTCCATGATTAAGTAATGAAAGGCCACGCCATCTCAACGTCGCCTCTCCAGACATCAGGATCGATGGGTGTTCTGCTTACATATTCGCGGAAATGTTCTTGAAGTGTTTCAAGAGGCATGCCCAATTCTTTTGCCATGACGGCCATATTGGATTGACCCTTGAAAATCACCACAAGAGCTTCTGACAGCTCCATCAATCAGCTTGAATGTATTTAATGACCAGACTCCGCAGATCAAGGTAACGGAGCCTCCAGTCAGGTATTAGACCGTAATGAGGAAGCGTGTGATGGTCGTCCTCATCAATCTCAAGCAACTCAATTATTTTGTGCTTGAGAGCAAGCTTCTCGCGATTTAGCATCAGGCAATCGGAGCGAACATTGAATCTTCTGAGAACGGCTTGGCCTCAACCTCTTCTGCAGACTTAAGGCAAATATCCGAGTCACAGGGAGCTGGACCTGCCTCGAACAACACACCTCCATCGTGTTTGAGAAGCGCTCTATGAAAATCCTCTTCAACTCGACGAGATTTGACACCGCTCAAAAGCTCCTCATATTGCTCCTTACCAATAGGTTCGAAAGGCAACCGAGGGAAGGTGGCACCGGCATCAAACCGTGCCAAAAGCGCGGCAGAGATATATCCTCCGTCTGACTGAATTGAATTAAAGATCAGCGAGGAAAGCTCTTCGATCTCATCTTGCCTGTACTCGATGGTGGCAGAGGTGTTGTGAGTCGTGTAGTGCGTTTGCACCTGCATGTAGAAATCGAACTGTGCAGCAGCCGTAATTTTGCTGATGTCGATTTCATCGCATCCAGGAATGTCTGCCCAGCTGGTTGAGTAAGGGATTTCGACAAGCCATTCTGTGCAGCGCTCATCAAAAGGATTGTCGAGAAGCTTGCCGTTCTCGTCCTTGTCTGACTGCGAAGGAACAACTGAATACCCGTAGTCAATACAGGCCAATGCGACTGGATCGTCCTTCCGGAATGTCACCCGACGAATAAAACGCTGGGACTTGGGTGGATGCCAACCGCTGCTAGCTCCTGTAAGCAAGCTTTTAGTTCCAGCAGGCTGCACTGTGGTGCTGCGATTAGGCACACGCAGACCATGCTTCATGCAGTACTCCTTAAGAGTCTGCTCAACAACCCTGCGCCAACGAATTAGGTAGGAGGCTTCTGTGGCTTTGAAAGCTCGGCCTTTAGTTGAATCAGGGCGACCGGCTACAAACCACTCAAGCCAATCAGCACCAAAGGCGTGAACGAAGAAATCAAACAGACCAGTGAAACTCACACCAACAATCGGGTCTAGATCACGGCTTTCCCTGTAACGCGGGACGTCAAAGGTGTGATGCAGTAGGGCACCTGCAGTCAGGGCTCCTGCCCTGAAAGCATCCTCCTGCTCATCCCAGTTATTGGGATCGATCTGGTTTAGATGAATCTCACTCAGATTGCAGTGAAAATCAGTTCCCAGAATCTCACCACAAGGATTAAGTCCATATCTATTCATCCTGTGCCTCAACTCCTTATCATCCATCGGCAGCTCATCCCGGTCTAAAAATGCCAGATAAGAAGCAGCGACTTCCCTTCCCTCATCACAGTAGAGATCGATGAAATGCTGACGTTTGTCGCCTGTATCGAGGAGGTCAACGTTGGAACGCGCAATAGCTTCAGGTGCAAACTGGATAGCACCCTCGCCGGAGTAGAACTGTTTGGTGACAGCGTCTTTGACCGCTTCTAGGCTGGGTTTTGTGTGATAGACGCGAGTGTGATTCGCCATACGAAGCGCGTCACGTTTCGGGTCAATTCGCCACGTCCCATCTACATCTTGCTGCCAGAGGTTGTCCTTAGCGAAAGCAGCACATACGTCCTCACTGCCAAACTGTCGCATACCAGCACTGCGCCGAATGTTGCCTGCGACAACGACCGTGGCAGCCTCATCAAGAAGCAAGCAGCACTCAACAGATGTCAGTTGACGCCCGATAGCGCCATTAAGGATTTCAGCAATCCGGTAGAACATGGCCTCCAACTTAATTGGATTAGATGTTCCACCAAAGCCCTTTAATTTTTCACCGGCTGAACGAACATGCCCAAGGTCGACATGCACATAGACAGGCCGTATAGAGTCAAATTCAAGCTGACTAGCACCTTCAATCAGTGCTTGATACGCATCGACCCAGCCTCGACGACTATCACCGACCTGAATGGTCAGATCATTACCTACAAAATCCACATAGGTCTCATCACGCCTGTTTTTAGATGAAACACTTCCCACACCTTTGACATCAACAATCCGCAAACGATTGCGAATCGGTGGCAACTGCTTGATCATGCGTTCTTCGATGATGGCACCAGTGCCACTACCCATCATCGCCAGATCCATCATCAAGCCAAAAGCATCCCAATCCACAAGCTCAGTGGAGGTGCAATTGTATGCACCGGAAAAATTCTGACTTTGCTTACTCCAGTCAGTACCTCCGATCCATAGCCAACGTCCTGACGGCAGCATTTTCTTTTGTTCAAGAAGCTGCTGAACAAGTTGCTCCTCTTCTTGGTTGAAACGGCCTAACTCACTTAGGCCATCAACAACACGTTGGGTAACTTCGGCGAAACTTTCCCTGGTGCCATCTGCCTTTTGACGGCTATATGTCCGATAAAAAACAGGGTTAGCGGCAGGAGCGCAATCAGAAAATTCGGCTTTTTCCAAAGGTCTTAAAGCGATCAAGTAAGGATGTGCAAGTTCTCTCAGAGTAACCAGACGAGAACACTATGGCATCCCCAACCTTGTGAGGACAACCTAAAGTAATTTCAGTTTCTGTTGTCAACAAGGTCGTCTAATTGCGCCTGAATTGTTGACATTTGTAAAGCGATAAGGGCTCTGGCTCCGTCACTTAAATCAGGGCGACGGGATAGCTCCACCAAGTCAATCAACCGCTTACGCAATTCGTCAGGTGTTTCAGAACTCATCGAGAATCTAATCTCCGATCTATGAAGTCACGAGCAGCAAGCCTCGACCGAAAATAATGTCGACCTTCGTCTAGGAATAAAAAGTAGGCTGCATTCTCACCTACGGGATAAGCGACCTCGTAAATTTTGAAACCACGATGCATTGAGTACATCCTTCCCACCCTTAACCATGCTGACGTGAGTATCTCCAAAGTAACGCCCGGAATAACTTTTAGAGGCGTCTCTTGGGTATTCAAAAAATGTAAGTTGCCCAATACGCAATCCCGGATACAGGTCAATGTGCCCGTATTGCAACGTGTTCTTCAGCTCCAATGTGCATCGACCCTCATATCCACAATCAATTAGACCAGCCAGAGAATGGTTAAGCCCTTCTCTTGCACGGCTACTGACCAGATGCAAATGCGCTTCAACGTTTTGAGGAATGGTGAAGTATTCAATGGTTTCTCCGAGAAGAAACTCTCCAGGTGACATCTTGTAAGGATGCTGAGGAGTGTATTCACCAAGGTCAGCTTTTACAAACCCGTTCACGGTTTCAACATAAATGTTGTCACCTAGATGCACGTCGTAGCTGCAAGGCTGAACGCATTCTGTGTAAAAGGGATTAATCATGCCCTTCAGACCGAGTTCTTCGATACGAATGTCGATCATTAATCAAACCTTTTGAATGGTTTTTTACCCCGCCATTTACGGCGAGATTCTTTCTTGGAGTGATACCAATCCAGAAAGTACTGAGCGTCGTCAACTAATCGGTGGAGCAAACCCATAGGTAGCTGATCAACGATGAGCTTCAAACGCTTTTCATAATCAGAACGGGACACCTTGATGACCCCATCCAATCAAAGTTAGCTCTATTTAGCAGACCAGTCATTTCCGTATCCAGGTTCAGCCACGATTGGAACCTCAACGAGCATCACCTCGTAAGCAGCACTCTCCATACATTCCTTGAGCACAATTTGCGCTTCATCCTTGTCTTGCTCCGGGACTTCGAGGACCACCTCATCATGTACATTTGCTACAAGCTTCCACTCATTTTTTACAGATAAATACTTTTCCCAGAGCAGGATCAGGGCAGCCTTCATGCAGTCACCACCAGTACCTTGCACTTGAGTATTGAGGCGTGTGGTGTACCTATCAGAGGACTGAGTGACCAGACGCCTTCTCCCCATAAGTGTGTAAATAGCTCCACTTTTATTACCTTGCTCAGCTTGCCAAGCAATCAGCTGCGGGAAGGCGCTCTTCCACTGGTCTAGTTTGGTTTGTGCTTCATCAAGAGTTAAAAACAATCCATCACCAGCTGCTTGTTGTCTAATTGATTTTGCTCCACTTCCAAATAATGCGCCAAAATTATACGTTTTTGCATCTCTTCTTTGTTCTTTAGTAACCGATTGTTCGTCAATACCATTCATCAAAGCTGCGGTTTTT